TGCCGCAAGAGAGCCGAATACAACCTTGAACTTGCGCGTTACGATTTTGAGATGCCTTCCACCCTTGAAGATGATGAGATAGAGGCCATTCTTTCAAAAGTTGATGCACTGGTATCTTGGGCAGGCGATATCAAGGAATACGCTTTGCAGCAGGCAGTCAGCGGCAAGGGGTGGAAAGACTGGAAGATTGTCGAAGGACGCTCCAACAGGAAATATGTCAATGAAACCGCTGTGGTGGATACGGTTAAGGATGCCGGATATGACCCATATGAACATAAGGTTCTGGGTATTACGGCAATGACCAAACTGCTCGGCAAGACAAGATTTGAAGAACTGCTCTCCGGCTTTATTGAAAAGCCACAGGGCAAGCCAACCTTAGTACCGATGTCGGACAAGCGTCCGGCTATGAATACAGCAGCAAACGATTTTAAGGAGGACAAATGATATGTCAAAAAATTATACGAACCCTACAAAGGTAATCACAGGAGTAAAAACACGCTGGTCTTATGCAAATGTATGGGATGCGAAATCCATCAACGGCGGCGCACCGAAATTCAGCGTGAGCCTTATCATTCCTAAGGACGATACAGTAACCGTCAATAAAATTAAAGTGGCTATTCAATCTGCTTATGAGGAGGGTCAATCTAAGCTTAAGGGAAGTGGCAAAACCGTACCTGCTCTTTCCGTACTTAAGACACCAATGAGGGATGGCGATTTGGAACGTCCTGATGAGGAAGCCTATGCAAACAGCTACTTCATCAATGCAAACAGTGCAGCTGCTCCGGGCATCGTAGATGCAGACCGCCAGCCTATCATCGACCGCAGTGAGGTATACAGCGGTGTGTATGGCCGTGCCAGCATCAACTTCTATGCCTTCAACTCCAACGGCAATAAGGGCATTGCCTGTGGCTTGAACAATCTCCAGAAGATGAAGGACGGAGAGCCGCTTGGCGGAAAGAGCCGTGCCGAGGATGATTTTGCAACCGATGCAGAGGACGATTTTCTTTCTTAAGCAGATACAGTGACAATCAATGCAGGCGATGGGAAACTGTCTCCTGCAGATATTATGAAAATGTGAGGTAAACAGATGGAATTATATGAATTTGCAAAGCAGTTTGATGTGATTGTGATTTTTGCGGTGCTGTACGGATTCGGTATCGGCAGTTTGGTGTACTGGGTCATGGAGTTTTTGCACTGGTGCTTTAAGAAGTGGAAGCAGCACAGGGAAAAGAAAAAGGCAGCAGTCAAAGAAGATACAGAGGAATAATCAGTAAACAGCGGGCGGCGGAGGTCGATTCTTCGCCGCCTTGCTTATCGTAAGGACGGTGACAATATGGGAAAAATACAAACGCTCTCGATTGATATTGAGAGTTACAGCGATGCGGATTTGCAGAAGTGCGGGGTCTATAAATATGCCCAGTCATCTAACTTTGAAATCCTGCTGTTTGGTGTATCTGTAAACGGCGGTGAGGTCATCGTTTATGATCTGGCACAGGGAGAAGAACTGCCGATGGACATTATTACGGCACTGGCAGATGATACCGTGACAAAATGGGCATTCAATGCGGCTTTCGAGAGGGTCTGTCTTTCGGTATGGCTGCAAAGAAACTATCCGCAGTGCTTTTGCAGTTACAGTATCAATGAGGATACCGTGGGAGATTATCTTGACCCGGCGGCATGGAAATGCTCTTGTGTTTGGTCGGCATATATGGGACTGCCGCTTTCCCTTGCCGGGACCGGCACAGTGCTTGGGCTGGAAGAACAGAAGCTGAAGGAAGGCAAAGACCTCATTCGCTACTTCTGTGTTCCCTGCAAGCCAACCAAGGTCAACGGCGGCAGGACACGCAATCTGCCGGAGCATGATATGAAAAAGTGGAATCTGTTCAAGTTCTATAACAAGCGGGATGTCGAGGTTGAGATGTCCATACAGGACAGGCTGAAAAAATATCCTGTGCCGGATTTTGTGTGGGAGGAATACCATCTCGACCAGGAAATCAATGACCGTGGCATTGCACTTGATATGGACGTGGTGGAGAACGCTATTGCTTTTGATGCAAAATCCAAAGCGGAGCTGGCAGAGAAAATGCAGGGACTGACCGACCTTGATAACCCCAACTCCGTGGTGCAGATGAAGCAGTGGCTTGCGGATAACGGTCTGGAGATGGACAGCCTTGGCAAAAAGGAAGTAGCACAGGCGGTCAAAACGGCACCCAAGGAACTGGCAGAGGTTCTGCTCCTGCGCCAGCAGTTAGCCAAGTCCTCTGTAAAGAAGTATCAGGCAATGCAGAATGCAGTCTGTGAGGACGGCAGGGCGAGAGGAATGTTTCAATTTTATGGTGCCAACCGTTCCGGCCGCTGGGCAGGCAGAATGATACAGCTTCAGAACCTTCCTCAGAACCATATGCCGGATTTAAAGCAGGCTCGTGGTCTTGTGGAATCCGGCAATTATGCTGCAATGGAGCTGTTATATGATGATATCCCGGATACTTTGTCGCAGCTTATCCGCACGGCCTTTGTGCCGAGAGCCGGGATGAAATTTGTGGTGGCGGACTTCTCTGCCATTGAAGCAAGGGTGCTTTCGTATCTTGCTAAGGAAAGCTGGCGAAGCGAAGTCTTTCAGAATAATGGGGACATCTATTGTGCATCGGCATCTGCCATGTTCGGTGTGCCTGTGGAAAAGCATGGCGAGAACGGGCATCTCCGCCAGAAGGGTAAAATCGCAGAATTGGCTCTCGGCTACGGCGGTTCGGTCGGTGCATTGAAAGCGATGGGTGCTTTGGATATGGGACTTGAGGAGGAAGAACTCCAGCCGCTTGTAGATTCGTGGAGAGCTGCCAATCCTAATATCGTGCGTTTCTGGTGGGATGTTGACCGATGCGTAAAGGATACGGTCAAGAACAGAGTGACCACAGAAACACACGGTATCCGCTTTTTCTACCAGAGCGGGATGCTGTTCATTCAGCTGCCAAGCGGCAGACGGCTTTCCTATGTGAAACCACGCATGGGAGAGAACCGTTTCGGCGGCGAGGCTGTGACCTATGAGGGTGTATGCGGCACAAAGAAATGGGAACGCATCGAAAGTTATGGTCCCAAGTTCGTGGAGAATATCGTGCAGGCAATCAGCAGAGATATTTTGGCACATTCTATGCGTACTTTATCTCATTGCTTTATCTGCGGTCATGTTCATGATGAACTGATTATAGAGTGCGGTATGGGAGCTTCCCTTGATGCTGTGTGTGAACAGATGGGCAGGACTCCGCATTGGATTTCCGGGCTTCTTCTCCGTGCGGATGGATACGAATGCAGCTTCTATAAAAAAGATTAGGAAACCGTCAGATTGCACCTCCTGCCAAGGCTATAAGGTAGGAGGTGTTTTTTAAATGAATGATGAGAATAAAACAGTAACGAAAATTACAGAGCCGAGCAGTTCCCCTGCCCTTATGAAATCACGCATGACGGAGGAACAGTTGTGTGGTGATTATCAATATTGTATGGCACAGAAAATGACAAAAACACTGCTCGATAAGGGCCTGATTTCCGTGGATGAATTCACCAAAATCAGCGCAAGAAACCGCCAAACTTTCTCCCCATATTTAGCGGAGATTATGCCCTAAATGACTTGATATATATCGATTAGTACGGGAATATGTCCATACCGAAAGTGAGGTGAGTTGATGAAAAGGATAACAAAAATTGAAGAAAATAGAGCCTTATCTATTAAGAAGAAAACCCGTGTGGTTGCCTATTGCAGAGTATCTACAGCAAGTGATAAACAGCTTATCAGCTTAGATACGCAGAAAGCACACTATGAGGATTACATAAAATCCAATGCAGAGTGGGAG